GGAAATGAATGTATTCGCCGCCGTGCCCGTCTTCGTTGCCAATCCAAGCGAGGTTCACACCAAGTGTAATTACGTCTTCCTCGCTCGCGCTCGACAGCGTCGCGTCTGGCGTGATCAGGTCGACAGTCACGGACGACGTTTCGTCCCATACGTTCGTCAAACCCGCGGGCAGTGTCGTTGTGCAGTCGCCGACAATCGCGACAACCCCAACATTGCCGATCACTTCAAAGCTAAGCGGCGAGCCGACGCCCGCGGCGCGGTACACTTCCGCGGCATACCAGCCCGTTCCGGTTCCGACGAAAGTTGCATAGAACCCTGTGTCGTCGTGTGCGTCCCGCACAATCGCGCCGTCAATCGGTTGCATGATCGTGTCGCCCGGCAACTCAACCGAGTTCACAGGGAATTCGCCGGCCGCGCCGGTATATCCGCCGACGTACAGGAACGGGTCTTCAAACGTCGCTTCAACTTCGATAACGCCGCGGGGGTTGCGCGTCATTGTCGTCAAGCGCCAGGGTTCAACGTTGCCGGCAATCGTCAGTCCGACGACGTTGCCGGCTTCAAGCCAGCGATATTCCTCGCTGAAGTTGAAGCGGTTGGACTTAGCGCGCGAGAGCGTTTCGAACAGTGTTCGCTGCGCCACGTCGCGGGCTTCATTCGCGGTGAAGACGATAGGAACTTCAACGTTGACCTTGCTCCGCGAAATCGCCTTGCTTCCCGGCGCGCGTTGCGTGTTGAATTGATAATCGCGCTCGATATCCCAATACGTAACCGTGACTTCGTCGGGGTACTTGATCGGGTCTTCAATGCCGATTGACTTCGTTGTCGGCGTACCCTCGCCAACCGGCCGCGCGGCTAGCTTTCCAGTGGGGATGATTGTCCGCATGTAACTGCCGCGCTTCACGGCGTCAAAGCGATTGCCCTTCTTGATCAGGTCGAACGCGAACGCGCCCGCAAGCGGTTCAATAGCGGACCACGCCGTTCCGTCCGACGCCACCACGTACCCGCGCAACGTGTCATTGCGAAGCCGGCCGGTGTAAATGTCGACGTCAGCGAACGAGCCGAGTTCTTCAACCGTGTCGCGCAGCGACTTCGCCGGCTCAATCTCAAATTCAAGATTAGGGACGCGGTTGCCAAAATTGCTGCACTTCAACGTGCGAATAGCGACATACGCTGTATGCCGATACGCGCTAAGCGTCTCGCCGGGATGGATTAGGTTTTGCCGGGTCCAGTCAACGCCCTGCGTTGCGGTTCCACGGTAGAACACGACGTCACCGCAGAACGAATGTGTTTTGTGCGCGGGCGCAGTCCAGCCGAGCGCGTCCGTAACGCCCTTGAAATTCGGCGTACCCGGCAACGCTCCGTCTGCGTCGCGGTCGAACACAACTTTTCCGTCCGCCCAAATGCGTTTAAGCGAATTCTCAGGCAGGGGACCTTCACACAACAGCACCGCAATATGCGCGTCGTATGTGTAATACTTCACGCCGCCGATACCGAGCAACGAACCCTTTTTGTGCTTGACCGGAATAAGGTCCGACTTGTCGACAACGTTGCCGCTTATGCGTACCGACTTCCCATAGGCGCGCGGGATTGCTTGTCCATACGCTGACGTCTGAATTTTTAGGTCCGATAGCCGCGGCTGCTTCGTGCTCGAAAGCGCGGCAGTAATGAGTGTCGAACCGACAAACCGGACAGCCTGAGCAACAATGTTCGTGCTGCTAAAGACCCAACTCGCGGCGGCGATAATGGCGCTGACAGGATCAAACATTAGACGTCCTGTTGCGGAGTTATGTTAAGGTCATCGGAGCCGCGCACATGTTCGAAGCCGCCAAAGTTGATCTTGTTCGCGAACTTGGAATGGCAGGTTGCCGCGGTTTTATCGTCGCCGGCTGTGACGCTGTATGTGTCGCCGATCTGAATGTTCGACGCCATCGGTTGTTCAAGGATGAATTGCCCCGACGCGTAATCCTTCACGTCAACGCTAACGCCGCTGTTCGCGCCGCTTGTCCACGTCAGCTTGCCGAGTGTGAAGTATCCAGCCGCTTCGCCGCGCGATGAATCGTTGAATACGCGGCGTCGGGCCATCGTATAGAAGTTCGGAGACGAAACGGCCGTGACGGTTCCGGTTTCCGTGAAGTCCGCTTCGATCAATCCGCAACGCGCGTCGAACGTCTTAAACCGGCACGCGGGCATAACGGGTTGCAGTACGGGGCGTTGCGACAGTCGTTCACCGGCCGTCACCACTTCGAACTTGTATGATGTATCTTCGATTTGCAGCGAACCGCACGTTCCGGCCGTCACCAGGTGCGCGCCGCTCCCGCCGTTCCATGGAACGCGCCACACTTCCACTTCCGCGCCGTCGAACTTGCCGGCCCACAAGTCAAGTTCGCTGACGCCGCCGGGGAAGATCAGGCCGGACAAGTCGACGTTGTCCGTCGAGCCTAGTTCCGCGGACAGTTGCAGCGCTGACGCCGTGAGTGATCCACACGGCGTGTAGACCGCACCTTGGAATCTTATCCGCCGGTCATGCGACGTGAAGCGGAACACCGTTCCGTCAGTCCGCGTGATCTTCCACAGGTCAGCTTCTTGCGTAAGACAAGGCGGCGTCTCTGTGCGAACACCCACCATCACCCGCGCTTGCGTGATACGCATTGGCGGGTTTGTCGTTACGCCAATCATCGCGCGGGATTGCGTCACCCGAATAGGCGGCGCGAGTTTCACGCCAATCATCGCGCGGGCTTGCGTCACGTGGATTTCACCGGCACCCTTCGTGCCGGCCATCACCCGCGATTGTGTGACGCGATTGTCCGTCATGTGTTAGACAGATTTTTCCACGGCAAGTTGCATCGCGTTCACGCTGGACGGCGTCCAAGGGACACCCGTTGCCGGGTCGGTTTCGAACGTGTCGCGATAGTAGGTGTAAACTTCGGTTATCGGCCGGTCCGCACCCGATACGTCAGTGTCGGGGCTCCCGAGCGTGGAACGCAACGACACTTCAAGGTTGGCGGTTCCCGCGTCCGTCTTGCGGGCCATAACCTTAGTGACGACAGCAACAACCGTCGAAATCGTTGCGGGCAGGTCGCCCAAGCCGAACCGCGAAATTTGCGCGGCCGTGTCAGCGCCAATGTACGTCGAGTCGCCGTCCGGCGTGGTGTCGTCAATGCAGTCGTAATCGTTCGATCCGGTGTTACGCGTCCAATCTGACGCGGCCGTGTCGACGTTCGGCAGAATGTCCAACCACTGCGTGTCGCCCAAGAAGTCGTTGTTGTGCGATCCCGAGTCGTCACAGATATACAGGTCCGCCATGTCAATGTTCGACATGCTACCCGTAGCACATGCGTTGAACGTTATCTGTGCAATGTTGGCGTTCGCGGTCGCCTGCGTGTCGACAGTGTCAATGTCAATGACCGTGACGCCGTTTACGCGGACTTCAATTGCTCCGTCGTTCGGCGACGCGCCATTGCCAAGGTCAATGTAAGTCTCAACGAAGTTATAGGCGAGCGCGGTTAGGACGTTTGCGGACGTCGCCAACAGCGTTCCCGATATCCCGCCGCGATAGACTTCAATACCGCCGGTCGAGTTTACGGAAATGGTGCATTGTGCGGCGTTCGCGTTGTCGCGGAATTGGTAAAGGTAGACAGCGTTATTCGAGCTTGGCAGTTGCGGCATATAAAACGCCGCGCCTACAAACAGCCGCGTATATTGCGCGGGAAGGGCAAGGCGCGCGTTGTTCGTATCGAGGTTCGCGGAGTCGGAACGCAAATGGTTAGTCCCAAGGCCGCGGGGGTTCGTGCTTTCAGCACGCGCGCCGGAAGACACAGTGCCGAGTTGCGCCCACACGCCGGCAAGCATGTTGGCTTGCGACGTCGCTTCGCCCGTCCCGTAACCCGCAAAGTTTTCAGCAAACAGAAGCATTGTTAGTCCTCACAAAATGGAACTTCGCGAAGCGGGATATCTGCAAACCCGCCAACCTTCGCGGTCTTGAAAACCTGCCGCATGGAATCGTCGTCGCCGAAGCGTACCTGAATGTCGAACAAGCCGCCCCACGTCATGTCAGAACCAGGTGAGCCCGCGGGCGGGGCAACGTCGAACGTCACGACGCCGCCATAGCGCGAGACGGTCAGGGCGGCTTGCACTGCGCCGTCAATCGCGATTTGAACGGTTGAGACAATGGGGAAGAATATGCGGCGGGTGTACGGCTCAACCGGCGAACCGAGGTCATAGACCTTGCCGAGATAGAACACGCGTTCAACGCCGTCCGGAGTTGCGACGTTGCCGTCAGCGTCTAACAGCGGCTGATTGGTCGGGCTTATGCGCGTGAGAATGTCCGCAGTGTCTTCATTAGGTTCTTCAACGTCGACGGTCGCGAAGTCCATTGGGTCGCGCCAAGGCCATGTACGCGCGGGGCCGCGCATGACAAGCCAATGACGCTGTAATGCGTTGACCGTAGCTTGTTCGCGGAACCCTTGAGGGATGCTGATTTCGCGCTTGGGGTCTTGCCAACGCTGGTTTGCTTGCTCGGACCCGGAATCAACTTCCACAATCTACATCAAGAACATAAATGCAATATCAACAAAATAACCCTGAATACGCGGAGAAAGGTATTTGTCAGCGAAGCGCATCAGCCGCCCCCGGCCAGTTGCAAGCGCGCCTGCCGTGCGGCTTGCCGCCGCGAATGCTGATCAGGCAGCGTGCCGTTGAAATTCTGAACGATTGTCGCGCCACTGCCGCCCGCGCCACCGTCGCGGCTGATGCGTCCAGGGACAGACGGCGTGAATGTTTCTTGCACACCTGAACCGATGCGGTACGACATGCCGGGGTAGACGGGTCCGCCGCTATCTCGCGCGCCGCCGAACAGTGAACCGAAGATATCGCCTGCGCCCTTCAACATGCCGCCAAGGTCGAACCCGCTGGTAGGCGCGGCTAGCGCACTCACATTCGGGAACAGCCCGCCTAGCGCGTTCTGAATAAACGGCTTGATCACGTCGGCGCGGAGGATGTCGGTGAACAGCGTTTTTACTGCGTCACCGAATGACTTTGCGCCCATGGCGGCGTCCGTGAATTCGTCCGTCACATGTTCGAACAGGTCGAGTTGCGCTTGACCTTCCGGGGTGTCGGCGAACGCGGCGGCTTTTGCGCGTGCGTAGACTTCCGCGGAAATCGCGCCGTCCTGGTAAGCGCGTTCAATGCGCGACATTTGATCTTCGAAGCGCGCTGCTGGATCGAATTCCAACATTACGTCTTGAGCGAACGTCATTTCTTCCAAGAGCTTGTCCGCAATGGACTCAATACCCGGAATGGTTGTGGACATTGCTTCAATCGCAATGTCCGTCATGTCCGCGATGGCGTCGCCGAAGCCGGGCAGGTTGCCGCCGGCCGTGCGGTCGAGCGCCGCCGCCAGGTTGTACAATTCCGGTGGAAGTTTCGCGAGTGCGTATTGCCAACCTTCCACGCCCTGAATGCTGTTCAGGAACTCGCGGCCAAGCGCCGTCTGCGCGGTCGCCGTGTCAATGCCGGCTTGTTTCGCCAACGCCAGTTCCTCGCGGTACTGACGCAGTGCGGCGTTGATCGGGTCAATCTTGTCGCGGACAGCTTGCAGTTGTTCTGCGGTCGCGGCAACGCCGCCAAGGTCGCCAAACGAAGCAATCAGGTCTTTAAGCGTCTTGTCTGCTTCGGCGGTTGCAGCGCTCGCCTCACCCATGGCGATTGACTCGTCAATGGCGTCGTCAATGGATTGGCGGAACGCTTTGTGTGCATTGTCGTGGGCGGCAACAGTTTTGCCGAGCGCGATTGCCTGGGCCTCAGTGACTGGTTTGCCGGCCGCGGCGGCGTCAAAATATGCTTGCACCGCTGCACGTGCTTCGTCCGCGGCAAGTCCTGTCTTCTGTAGATTCTTCACCGCCACTTCGAACAGGACAAGCTTGGTTTCCTTGCCCATCGTATCATTAAAAAGCTCGCCAATCGCTTTACCAGCTTCATAGGCGACAGGGGCAAGCAGCGTGAACCAACCAAGTAGACCGCGCAACGACAACCCGAGTTTGTCGCCATTCTTCGAGGCGGCGGTAAAAGCAATTCCAAGCTTGCCCAACACGCCGATTGTACCGCCAATCATTTTGATCATGCCGCCGCCGAGCTTAGTGGCGACGCCGAGGGCGACGGTGAGCGGGCCAATTGCTGCAACGGCCGCGCCGAAGCCGATGATAACTTGCTGCGTGCCCTTATCCAGCTTCGTAAATTCGGAAATGAGTTTGGATGTGCCTTTCAGAAACTCATTGAATGCGGGCAACAGTTGGTCGCCCACCGTCACCAACAGTTCGTTGAATTCCTCGCGGGTCTTGCGGGTGATTTGTTCCGTGTCGTTCGTGCTGCGCGCAATCTCGCCCTGCGCCTTGCCGAACCCGTCCATGATGATTGTCGAGCGGGCGAGCGTCTTTTGCTGTTCGGTTAGTTCCTGCCCGACGCGTGCAATCCCGAGTTCAAACGCGCGTTGTTCGGTCGCGGCTTCGCCGACGTCGATACCGAGACGCTTCAGCGCCTTGCCCGCGCCCGCGAGCCCGCCGGTAAGAACTTTCGTCGCCTGTTCGTCCGACACGTTCGCGAACGCCGCAAAGTCCGCGGTCAGTTCAGTGAAGCGCATGGACAACTGCGCGGCGGCTTTCTCAGTCGGCGCGATATCTTCAAACAGCGCTTGGAACGCGTTTGCGGTTGTCTGGATTGTCTGCGTTGAGCGGCCGAGCGCGTCGCCGGTTGCGACAGCCCATGCGTTCGCTTCGTCCGCCATAGAGCCGAAGCTGATATTGAACGCGCCTTGCAGGTCTTGCGCGTCGCTCGCAGCCTTGATGGCGAAGCCGCCGAACGCGACAAGCGGCAGAGAGAGTGACCGGGACATAGACTGTCCGGCTTTCTCGATACCCTTGCCGAGTTTGGAAACGCCGTTGCCGAAGCGCTTTAGCTGACCTTCAGCCTTGGTGAGCCCGGTCGACCACTGCGCCAAGTTCGCGAACAGGTCTACGCGGACTGTGCCGACTGCTTCGGCCATTACTTCTTATCCTTCTTGCGCTTCCACGGCGGAACGAATGTCTTTGCCGCGTTCGCTGCTTTCTTTGCCTTCCGCGCTTCGGCTTTGTTGGAGCCCTCGCGCCAGCGATCCATGCGTTCCCGGTTACGCATTGCCCGTTCCAGCGGCGTGAGCGGCTTTTGCGGGTACAGTTCATACGGCGTTTTCGGGAACGCCTTCGCTTCGATCCGGTGCAGCTTCGCTTGCAACCACACCAAAAACAGTTCGTCTTTCCACGCGTCCGCGTACCGTTGGTTGTGTCCTTCCGCGTAAAGCTGAATTTCGCGAAGCGTGAGTTTCATCGCTTCACGCGGCTTCAGCCCAACACTAGCCGCGCGCCGAAGCGCAGCGGCTATGCTGTAGGGTCCTCGTCGTCCGCGCCGCCGCCCTCCGATGTGCCAGGCGCGTCTTCCTTGACGACAGGCATTGCCTTGTTGATCGCGGCGCGGACGTGGTCGCGCAACTCCAACAGGCTTTCCCCGCCGTCGAACGGCATAAGCTTCCGAATTGCGATTCCGTTGTAGACGGTCACGCCTTCCTTACCGACTTTGGGAAGCGCCAGGGCAGCGAAAAACGCCGTAACGTCCGTCAACCGTGGCGGGCCGTTTGCAATGCTCCGCTGAAACGGGATCGCGTAGGACCCGCCAAGTTCGTGCTCAACACGGGCCAAGGCTTCCTGCGTCGCGCGCAAGGTGAACTTGTGTCCGTTGAAGGTACACGGGTAGTCGCAAATCGAAACGTCATCAGACATATGCGTAGCCTCTGTGTGTCTGACGATTACGCGGGCAAGCTATCTTCATAGACAGGGCCGGTGCGGCGCAGCGTGATTTGACGCTGTTTCTTATCGGCGACCGGGTAGCTGACGGCGTGCATAGAAACGAACGCTTGGAAGTACTGCACCTTTTCCGGTGACACGGTCGTTTCACGCAGACGCCACCAACGCGGAGTCGTTTCGTTGAGCATCGCGCGGAGCGAATTCTGGTTTGCGTCGAGCGGAAGATAGTTCATGGGGAGGGTGATTTCCTCCACATCAACCAGCCCGCCGATATATTCGCGGCGACGGTTCTCGCTGTCTTGGTTCGTCGTTTCGACAAACTCGCGGGACTCTGTCAGGTCGGGAATGTCCAGAACCTGGGGAACTTCGGTGAAGGCAACCGGCGACGCGCCGATTGTCGTTTCAAATGCGAGCTTGGTTCCAATGCCAAGATCAGCGCCGGTTGTCATGGGTCTTCCTTTTGCTCATCGTTCAAGCCGTGCGCTTGAAATGCACGATGCGGAAACGATAATGATGAAACGTAAACGGCGTCAATAAAAAGCCGCAGTAGCGTCAGCCGTGAACGAAGGTGACGAACAGGTCCATTGACTTGCGGAAGACTTCCGGCCGTGCAGCGTCGAGCGCGGATTCGTAAAAGTCGCGTTCGGAATCGATAAAGCAGCCGAGCACTTCCACGGCCGGCGAACCGAACGGCTCGTGGTTCAGTCCCGAGACACCACCAACAAGCGCGTCACGCACCGTGCGACAGCCGGTGTAAGTTGTATCGCGTATGTCAATCTGAACACGGAACCGCGTTGCACCATCCGGACCGTCTTGCGTATAGTCACGCGGACCCGTGATCACTTGATAAGTGAGGGCGGGATATGTGGGGTTTTGAGGGAGCTTCACGGGATAAATGCGACCGCTAACCCCGGCGTGCTGTTCAAGCATCGCGCGCAAAGCGTGTTCCATCAGCCGCCCCGTGCTTTCTTGCGGCGGAAGCGCGCAACTGCCTTGTTGACTTGCTCAAGCAACGCCGTGCTGAACCGCGAAATAAATGTGTCTTTGCCGCCGTCGAAAGCCGGCCGCATGAAGGGTTGCGCGGGCATCTGTCCGACTGACTTTCCGGACTTGTGTTGACGCTCACCCGTGCCGAATTCGACAAGGTGCGCGTGCGGCGCGTAACCGTCCGTGCCGGGGCGATAGTTCGCACCGACGAACGCGCGGACTTCGTCCTTGCCGGGGCGGCGGGTGTCGTCTGCCTGTGATTTTACAATCTGCGTCGTGACTGTGATACCTTCCGACAGGTCCCCACCGAGCACAGGCGCAAGGTCCGCAGCGTGTTCCGCCATCGGTTCGGCCGCGTCCATCATCGCGCGGCGCACAACGTTTTTGTTCGTCGCCTTGGGCAACTCCGCGAGCATGTCTTGTATGTTGTCGATTCCGGTCAATTTCAGTGACAACGCCATCACGCAACGCCCCCGGTGTCGCCGCGGGACTTGCACGGAATGTGAACACCTTCCTTGCGCCCAATCTCAATCAGACCAAGGATATTGTAAGCGCGGTCGCGGTACACGATGCGGTGCAATTTCGGGTCGAGCACGCGCATAAGCGCGTCGTTCCAGCGGATACGCCAAAGCGTATCAACGTCCGCGATTGTCTGCGCCGCCGCGAACCGTTCCATTGCGCCTTGTGTCTCGCGCTCGGCAAAACAGCGCGCCAAGTATGCCCACGTCTCGACTTGCGAGCCGTCCGGCTGTGTCGTGTAGGACACCACTTCAATTTCTATCTGACGATCAAGACGTCCAGAGCGCATCAGGGCCAGTACACCCGCAAGCTGTTCATCGAGTTTTCAACGGCCGCGGTGATCTTGGACGACACGCCAGGCGCGTCGACGCCCCGCGAGTCGAATTGATCCGTCAGCGACGCGAGAATGTAATTCTTGATTTGCTCGGGGACCGCGGCGACTTCCGGCGAACCTTCCACGTAGCCGCAGCGGAACGTGATGCGGACAGAGTCGTAATCGTCGCGTGCGTCAGTGGGCCACGCGCCATTGTAAGGCGGAACTAGAACCGCCTGACCGTCAGCAACGAGAACACGGAAATCCGTGTCCTGAACGAGCGTGACAAGCGTTCCGTCTGTTTGGGTGTATTCGACCGACACAACTTCAATGAACGGCGGAAACGGCAGGCGAATCGGCACCCAGCTTGTTGCCGGGAAATCGCACAAACCAAGCTTCCACGTTTGCGGCGCAAGCGCGCGGCCTAGCCATCCCGTGCCGGCGTCGAGCGATTCAACAATCGCGGTCAGCAGCGACGCAATTTTGGTGTCTTCCGGGGACACAGGGGGCGACCCGAAAGTGTCAACGCGCAATTGCGCGTGCGCTTCCGTCATCGTCACGACGTCGGCTGTTGGCTTCACAGTACGGGTAAGCGTGTACTTCACAGGAAAGACCTTTGGCAGTCGACGCAGCGATAGGGCGGGGCGGTGTTGTCCGGCATGATCCGGTGCAGCCCCCACCAGCACATAAAGAAAGCGCGCCAATTCACCGATAATGCTCCGAAACGCACGGTATGCGATTGGCGACGGTCCACGGGTCTTCCGCGCCATGAAAATTGACAATACGCGCTTGCGGAGGGAATTGCGCGTACATTTTGCAGTGTACGCGCCATGACAACGCGCCGTCCGCTTGGGTCCATCGCGCTTCGCCGGGACCGAGAACGTAGGAAATCCATGCCTGATCCGTTCCCCAATACCCGTGACTGTTTGCCAGCTTGGGCGACGTTGAAGGGTCGAATGTCTCATATACATCCGGACGCGTGCCAGCCGTGAATAGCTGCATTGCGCCGTTGTACGGTGTTGTCGGATTCAGTTTATCCGCCCACAGCACGATATCTTCGCGACGGTTCCAGAGCGGCGACGGGTCCGCGCAAATCACCATGTCCAAGTCAATTTGCAGAATGCGCGGGCCGATCAAGTCGCGCATTTCCGTAGACCACAGACGTAGGCGGCGGAAGCATGACGGGTTGTTACCACGATGCGGAGAGGGGACCGCGGCGAACGTGTCCCACAACGGCAACACACGGATACGTGAATCAATGCCGGCCGGGTTGTCAGTAATACATGTCAGCGTAAACGGGTGCGGATAGTTCCGCTTGATCATTGAATATAGCGTGTTGACATGCTCGCTCGTGAACTTCGAACGATAGCCAGGCTTGTCCCACTTGAAGGTAACGACACTCAAACTCACGACAGTACTTCCTTGTACGGAACAGTGAGTTGGTGTGATTGGAAGAACGTTCCATTGCGCCGTAGCTCACGAGCGAGGCGACCTAACACGTACTTGTCGGTGACACGGTCGCCGCGGTGTTCGTCGGGTGTGTCGGCGTCGGCAATTTCCGCGCGGCTGAAAAGCTTAAGCGGATAATTCAAGGTATACGGCTCACCCGCGAAGTGGCGGACGCGGTCCCATATGCGCGCGTTCTGTCCGTAGCGACCGCGGAACCGTTCGTCCCATCCGCCGATATTGTCCCACATATCGCGATGAATTAGCCAGCTATCCGGGTGCGGTTTGATATCTCTACCGCGGGTGTCAACACGCTTGAAGGTATAGACCCGGTCAGGATCGGCTGACGGTATCTGACAAATCATGTGTTGTAGCGTGTCGACGGGCGCAATGTGGTCAATGTCCGTCAGCAACAACCAAAGTCCGGACGCGTGGTGCGCAGCTATGTTCGTGGCGCAGCGATGCGACCACATCACATGCGGCGGCTCTATCCGGAATATGCGGACTTCAACCGGGCAATTCGGATCATGATACGCGGGGTATTGTGTGCTCGCGTCATCGCAAATAATCACTTCGATACGGCCGCGGATGAAGTCAGGTAGCGTTTTCAGGTGCGCGTAATGAGCCGCCAACATTAGCGGGTTCTCGTGATACGGCATGCAGATGGAAATCAGCGGACGCCCGTTCACAACACTTCCTCAAACGCCGCACTGAAACGCGTATCATCCCAATACGTCCCGTCAGCTTTGAACGCGGCGCGGCGGGCGGCGGCTTTCTTGGTGTGCTCAACTCGATTGGCATAGAGTTCTTCGCGGGCTTCACCGCGGGTTGACGCGTCGCTGATTGTCTCGCGCCCGACGCGGATAATGTGCGGGTATATTGTACTTATGGCACCGCAGACGCGCTCAACACGTTCAATGAATGCGGCGTCCTGATTGTAGATTCCGCGATAACGTTCGTCGTGCCCCTTAGTCGCTTCGAATGTCTCGCGGGTCATAAGCCAAGAGTTGGGATGCTGCTTGTATGTTGAGCCGTCTACTTCCTTCCGGCGGAAGCGATACACGCGCTTTGAGTCTAGCGTCAGCACCATAGCCGCTAGCCGTTCCCACGTTTCTTCTGGAACGATGTGGTCAATATCGGTGATGACTAACCAACGTCCGTTCGCTTTGCTCGCGGCTATGTTCGTGGCGCAACACTGCGACCACATCACGTGCGGCGGCTTGATCCGATAAAGTCGTGTAGGAATTCCGGTGTTCAGTGTGAACGCGGGTTCGTCGCTCGCGTCATCGCACAGCACGATTTCCATACGGGCTTTAACTTCCGGTTGGAATCGTTCCCACCTGTCGTAATGCGCGCCGAGCATTCCGGGGTTGTTGTAGTAGGGCATCACAAGACTGAAGTTTGGCCGAGTCATGTCATCGGCCTTCCGTACTTGAACGCCCGTATCGCGCTGTGACGATTTGTGTTGTAGACGGCTATCCCGGCGGCTTGGAAGAACCGCGCCGTCACTTCAAAGCCGTCAATCCATTCGCGGAACTTGTCGGCGTTGTTGGTGTTGCCCTGTCCCTTCCATTCGTAATCGCGGTGACAATGTCCGGTGTCTCGCCCGAGGTCGAACCCGTACAGGAACACTGTGCGCGGCTTCATCGTGAATGCCAGGTTCAGGGCGCACTGCCCTGTGTGCCGGCCGTTCAACGTGCGGCGGTCCGGCGACATGACGTCCGACTTGTTGTCGCATTCAAACACGTTGATATGCGGATAAGCCGCGGGACCGTCAGGGAAGTATTTGAACGCCGAACGGCGGACGTGAACCGAGCACTCTGAGTTTGGGCGACTGAAGTATTTCGGCACGCGCTCGCGGCACCAAATCCCGTCCATGCTCACAACCGCGGAGGGACGGGTATAAATGAACATGTCATTGCAAGCGATGACATAGCCCGGCGCGTGGCTCGCGCCGCACTCCAAAGCAGACGGACCACTTGCAACGACGCTGACAATCATTTGGTGAGTTCAAACGTCACGTGTTTGTGGGATTCCTGAACAGGAGCAACGTTTGACCATCCCGCTTTGTAAAAGGCGTCAAGCCACCATGCGGGCGACCGCAGCAGAATATGCGCGTTTCGGCCGGTGATCGGGAGCGTTTTGTTCGCGGGCTTCAGCGCGATCTTATGCCAACCGCCCTTGCGCGCGATCAGGTAGAGGAACCGCATAACGTTGTCGATTTTCTCGGGTTCGACGTGTTCCAGCACGTCCGACGAAAACGACACGTCAACCTGCTTCGGCAGCGCAATCTTGTCCGTGCCGGCGTCGAATTGCTCGACGCGATATCCGTCCGCTTCCGCGACGGGCTTGAACGATTCCGATCCCGAACCGAAATCAAGAACCCATTTCGCGCCGAGACGTTCGCAGAACGGCTTCACGAACTCCCAATGTCTGTGACCGCTGCGCCCCCACTTACCTTTGACCGGCGTTCCGAAGTGGTCTTTGTGCGCGGCTTGGAGTTCGCGGCGATATTCTGGCGACGCAAAGTCGTCCAGCGTGAAAGCAAACGCGCCCATATTTCCCTTTCTCATGAACATATGCAGATGCCCGACGTCGAGCGCCCACACGCCCGCGGCAGCGAGCTTCGCGGCGAGTACCGTTCCGGCCGCGCCTAGACTGATAACAACCGGATGACTCGGCCGTCCGACTTGTTCGATAATCTCGCCAAGCTTTGTGTACGCGTCGCGAATCGGCGCGGGTATGACGTCAATTGCCCCGGCGTCTTCTTCCAACAAACAAGCAATGCCGGGAGCGCCAGAAACAAGCGTAACAGCCTTGCCGCGCCACACGCTGCGGAACAGTTCCCAATAGTCCGGCCGATCAATCCAGGGCGCGCAGTCGGCGCGGCTTACCCACGTTGAGCCGTACATTTGCTGACCATACAGCCGCGTGAAGTTGGGCGCTCCATACTTCCGGTAGAACGGGTCAAGATGCGGGGAGGGCGGATTGCTTTCCAGATTCGGAATGCACGTCATGCAATGCTTTTGGTAGTCACCCGCTAGGATCATGCGAAGGTCTTTCGCAAGCGGCAGTGAACCCTTTTGGCTGACAGCATCGCCGCCCACCGCTATGCGCAACTCGCCGTCGCCAAAGCGCGCCATGCTCGCGCCCGCGGATGCGTAAAGCGCTGTTTGCCATTCGCTATGAACGTGCGGATAGATCACGCCAGCGCCTCCACCATTGACATACGCGGGAAGCACGTAAGCGCGGTGTCGCGGCTCGCGTTAATCACTTCAACGCCGCGGGCGACTAGCTGCGGCGCGACCCGGTTGAAGGCTTGAATGAACGTAGGAAGCACGTTGCGAGGGGAGCGCAGGTTTTCATATGACCCGTGCCAGTGATCTTTACCGGCAGCGTCGCACTTCAGGTCCAAGCCCGTGAAGATGATACGCCGTGCGCCCCACAACACCGCAAGCGACATGGCCTGAAACGTGCTGTTACTCCCCGTGCAAATCGGCGGTTCGGTCGCCAGGTCTGCGCCCGTCTTCGTTTCCACGATATTCAACATCTTCAGCAGAACGGAAGACGCGGGCCACGCCTTCGACGTCGTCCAGCGCTCGCCTTTGAAGCTGTCAGCCGGCGGCGCACGCGACGCCCACCACGCATAATCCGCGGCGTACAACACATCAGCCGCTGGGCATGCGCGCCATGTGTCATTGACCACGACAACCTTGCAGCCAGCGTCGCGCGCTTCCCATAGGTCCGCGCTATCCAGCGACGGACCGGACGCGGCTATGCAAACTGTCTCGCCTTTCCAGCGGTTCAGCACGTGGAGCACTCACACTTGAGAGAAAAGCGCCCGCCGGCAGGGGGATGACCGGCGGGCGCACTCAGCCGCGGGCTACGCGCGGCCTACAGGCGGGAGAGAAACCGCCCGTATTATTCGAGCGCGTCTTTGCCTTGGTAACGCGGCTCAGTCAGCACGGCGTATGACGTGACCGTGTTCGGCGAGTCTTCATCGGTGACGACGGCCGACACGTACTTGTATTGCAGCGTCGCACTGAAATCGCCGAGGTCTTCCGCACGGACGGAAACGCCGCCGGTCGGAGTGAGATTGACAGGGTCTCCATGGTTGGTTGCGTTGCTGCCGCCGGCATCTGTTGCCTTGCGAAGCTGAATGGTGACGGTATCAAGCGGCGACACATCGCCGGCCCGCGCGAATGCGGTGTATTGCTGGTAGTTGTCGAGCGGGAACCAAGTCGTAACTGGTCCGGCGCAAGCGACTTCGGAAAACTTCTTCATAGTCTTTGGCCCTTCAAGCCGAAATTTGTGGAGGCAGACAACCCGCCCGGATTGCGCCGGGCGGGAAACTCAATCTGCGTCCGGCGTTACGCCGCGGTGTTGAGGAAGATGAACGGCGACACTTCAAAGCCGCCTTCCAAGGTGAACGGCTCTTTCATGTCCGGCTGACCGTCAACGTTGCCGAAGACCTTGATGAGGGTCTTGTTGTTCTTGAAGTTGACGATACCGCCGTCAGACACCACGAACGGACCCGAACCGTCTTTGACCAAGTAATGGTCAAGGTTCAGCAGGGCGAGCGAGCCGAGGACGTTTGCGGCCGGCGCGCGGTCGTTCCAGTAAATCGGAATGCCCATGAGCGTATCCGGAATGCCCTGGGTGATATTGCCAGGAACGAAGATCAGCGAGCCGTCGCCCGGCGATTCATTGCGCAGGGTGACAATCGACGCGTAGAGGGCGCGGCTGATGGACCAAACCGATTTCGGTCCGACCATATGTTGCGCGATCATGTTGACGACGTCGAGGAAGCTGACCGTTCCAGCGCCTCCCGACGAAGCGACGACGATTTTCGCGCCGCTGTTCAGGATGGACAGCGGACGGCCAACGCCAGTACCCGTGCGGAAGAACTGGAAGTCTTCGAACGAGGTAGACGCCTGACGGATTTTCTTCGTGAAGTAGGACGAAGCCGCTGCCCAGTTGCGCAGCAGTTTGTCAGTCACGGTAAGAACCGCGGCCCATTCGTTCGGTTGCAGCGAGAACTGACCGAGCGAGCCGGCAGTGTCCGGCTTCAGGCCACCTTCGCCGTCAACCCAATCCACTTCCACGCCGCCGAAAACGTTTTCGGACGTGCCTTGTTCAAGGTACGGGAAAGTGATTTTCGCGTCAGGCGGGGAGCCGGCCGGAATGACGTCGGCGCGCGGACGGATCAGGGCGGACTGCACAGGAACTTCGCGGATAGTCGTCACGAACTGTTCAGGGACCATGAAGCCACCGAGCGAGCCCGTATCCATACGCTGTTCGGCACCCATGCCGCGCTCGCGGGCAAGGTCGCGAGGTTCGCGCCAGAGCGTAGCAAGGCGCGGGTCTTGCGGGCGCAGCAACGCTGCATGCATGAACTCGCCGAGGTTTTCGAAGTCTTTCGGCTGTTCGACACCAGGACGTGCGGGTGAGCCGGCAACGGCAGCAGCAGCGGTGGCGGGAGCCGATGCAGCAGCAGCGGTGGCGGGTGCAGCATCGCGGGCGGCTTGAACTTCCGCGCGGCGGCGGGTGTTCACGTCAAGCGCTTCAACCTTGCGCTTGAATTCATCGAACTTCGCCGATTCTTCGGCGGTCAGTTCGCGTTGTTCGGCGTCGGCTGCGTCAAGCAGGGCTTGCATCGCCGCCAGCAGTTGTTCCCTGTTCAACGGGAGTTCCTTTTCAGTTTCAGGATTTCGAGTTGCCGCGTTTTCATTCCGGCTACGGCGTTTCCGGTATTCGCAGTTTGTGTGTACGCGGCGAATGTTTCGTGAATGCTGCGTACCTTGTCAATCATTCCTAGCAGTTTGGCGCGGTCGGCGTGACAAGCATCCGCCCAATCTGCGCGAATTGCGGATTTTTCCACGTCTCGCGTCGCCAAAATGTCAGAAACGAATTTGTCGTATGTGTCTTTCACGCTCGCTTTACGGCGTTCGGCGAATTTGTCCGTGTTGGGCCACAGCCCCCAGCCGTCGCCCTTGTCTTCCGGCTCAGCGAAAGACTCGAATTTGATGCCCGCTTGCTCCCACATTTTTTGTTCATCGGCGAAGGGCCAGAGCACACCGACATTGCCCACCAGAGCGGAAGGCGCGGCGTTGATTTCATCACAGCCGACAGACAGGTGATACGCGGCCGACGCCATGATGAAATCAGCGTGCGCGATAACCGGCTTGTCCGTGTCGGCGCAAATCGCGCGAAGGTCTGCGACAGCTTCGCCGACTCCGAACGTGCTTCCACCAGGACTATCAACGTCGAGGATAACAACCTTGACGTCTTTGTGTGCAGCAGCAACGCGGACCTTGTTGACGACGTTTTCAACACCGACTTCGCCATACCACCGCGACATTTCATCTTCGCGGGGGACGATGACACCGCGGACCGGGATC